TCCGTAAGCAAGTGGAACTTTCATAGATTGTATTGTATTACCAGAACTATCTTTTCTAGTAATGTGTATGTCGTTAAAAAGTGTACCAAATCCTATTATACACTTTCTTAAAGTTTCGTGATAAAAAGTACTTCCAAGCATTATGTTACCTCACCAAATGGGTTCATTTCTGAAAAATCAAGTATGGAATCACCCTGAGTTTCAAACCAATCAGAGTCAGAAGAAGTGTCTACAGTATCTACACTATATGCTTCACTTACAATCCAATCTCCATCTTCTGTTATTAAATAATTAGTTCCTGAATCAGTTCCAGCTTCTAATATAATTTGATATGCAAGTGCATCTAGAGATTGATCGGCTTCTATTGCATCAATAACATCTAGACCAGTTGCCATATCTTCATGACTGTATTCAAAAGTACGACATCGCATTTTGAATACTGGTAAGTTTTGTAGTTGATAAAATGGATCATCATGGTCTACAAAACTAATTTCAAACAATTTCTTTCCGTCTGGAAAGTAAATCAAATCACCCTCGTTAGGGCGTGTACTAACAATCAGATTTGCATCCATAGATATTAACTGTTCAAACCTTCTCTTAGAAACTACAAAGGTAGCTTCATCTTGAATGTCCAAACCAAATCTGGTCATCATTTCTTTTTGACCTTCATATCCTTCTATATTATCAAGATACATTTCTATAATATATGCATCATTGAAAGAACTTGAAGCATCCTCACCAAACAAAGTATCTTCATTAACCAACTTTCTAGGAAGATAATATACATCTTGTCCAAATACCGAAAGTTGTTCGATAATTAGATTTTCATATAAATTTTGTTCGGCAGTTGAGCCTGTATTAAAATATACATTTGTTGGCATCTTATCCTATCATCATGTCTGCTGGTAGTCCATATCCATTAAGAAGCTGTTCTTCCAGTAGTTTTATTTCTTCATCAGCTTGAGAATAAATTGTTTCTCCGTTCATTTGTACACCACCTAACATTGATACACCATTAAACTTAATTAAATTTGCTCCCCATTGTTTTTTAATAAGTGCTGTTGCATATTTTTTAAGAAATATATCGTTATATACATCTGTATATGTTGTTGGATCTAATTTTCTATAACATTCAATAACAAGATATTGATCGGCTGGGATTTCATTTGGCCAATCCATATCCAAATAAAGTCTGTTTTGATGTTGGTTGAATCGAATAGGTACTTCACCAGTTAATAAATGGTCTATCAAGTCTAAATGTTCTTGTAACATTTGATAGTTGACCATAGATGTAGAAGTAAAATCCCACAAATCATTTAATCTCATTTGATACTTCATATCAAACATAGGTACTGTGGAATGATCTGTAACTGGAAAAATTCTCAATACAGAAATTACAGAAGCTGGTAAAGGTATCCAAACTTTTTGTTCCAACCAAGCATATGCACCCCCTGTATTATCTACGGAATCTGTTACATTCGTAGTTGAATCTGTAGAACCTCTTGTAATTTGTGCAGAAGTCATCTGGTATTTAAGATACATTCTTTCAACACCATCCATATGATACTCTGCATAGTATTGAAGAGCATCATCAATACGATCATCACATTGATCTGGATCTACATTGACTTCAATAACTGGTTTTCCTAATGCCCTCAAACAATGTTCTTTAAGGGCATCTTTTGTAGCTGGTGTAGCCATAAATTATCCTTATCCTAAAGCAACTGACATTGCTAAAACTGTTCCTAGAGTTTCCCCTTTATTTGCGACTGTAACAATATTGTCATTAGAGTCTCTTACATATAGTGCTTGGTCTGCTGTATTTATTGCAACTTCTCCTTGTACAAGATCTCCTGTATCTGGTACTGAAGAAGCAACTTCAGATTTTTTTAATTTAATCACAGTAGCCATTAGAATGTACCTCCATCAACATGACTAAATGAAGGATCAGTCCCGGCCCCAGCACTTACTAATACCATTCCAGAAGTTCCAACTGCAATTAAATTAACTGCACTAGTACCATCTCCTGTCATTAATTGATTTGCACCTATTGTATTTACTCCTGTTCCACCATTTGCAACAGCTGCAATTCCTGTAACTGCATTTGAATTTGCAAGGTCTAGTTGTCCATAAACTGCAGCTGCATTTGCCGTTCCAGTAGAACGTAAAACTTGACCAGCAGTAGCAGTACTCTTAACTTCAAGAGTATCGGCATTTGCACGAATAGTTGTTGAACCAACAGCATTGATAGTATTTCCAGATTTTGTAAGTCCAGTACCAGCAATAACTTGTCCTGCACCTGAAAATTGTGCAACAGTTAAGTCAGTATTACCGGCTCCAAATGTAGGTTCTCCATTATGAGTAAATACATATCCATTTTCTGCTTGAGTAGTTCCTTGTTCAACAAAAGTAAAAGATCCACCAGTTAGTTCTGCTGGTTGGTTTGCATCTAGAGCTCTTGTTAATACTAAAGTTGCACCTCCTGCACCAGCAGTAGATACATAGTAAATACCATTTTCGGTTGCTGGGGATTGGTCTTTAACAAGTACTCTCATATTAAGAGTAAGGTTTACTCCATCTACAGCATATACCTCATTTCCATCATTGGTCAATGTTGCTCCTACACCTGCTGTACCATTGGCATATGTCAATCCTGTATCATCAGCAGTAGTTGCAACAGTACAAGAATCTTTAATATCAAGTCCTGTTTTGACTGCATCAACATATGCTTTTGAAGCTGCATCTTGAGCAGCAGTAGGATCTGCAATAGAAGTAATTCTATTTGCACCCATATCGATTGTCTTACTGGCTGAAATGGTAAGATTATCATCAATGGTTACTGTACCTCCTTGAGAATCTATCGTTAAATTTCCAGTACTGGTAGATAATTCTCCTGTACCATCAATACCCATCGTAACATTTGCACCATGAGCCCCTACTTCAGCATCGACAACACCTGTAAATGTTCCAGTTGTTCCCGAAACAGCAGCAGTAAATGTTCCAGATGTTCCTGAAACTGCACCTGAAAATGTTCCAGTTGTTCCATTTACTGTAGATGACCAAGCAAGTACACCACTTCCATTTGTAGTCAACATATTGTTTGCATCACCATCACCATCAGGCAATGTTAAAGTAACATTTGCTGTAACTGCAGCTGGAGCTTTAACTGTGATGGAATGAGATCCATTTGTAGAACCTTCATACAATTTTAATGCACCAGAAGTAGAACTATCCCCAGCAAGAATTCCCACTCCAGCAGTACCATGTGGACTAAGTACTAATTCCCCATTGGTATTCGTAGTAGAAAGTGTATTTGCATTAAGGTCTAAATTATCAACCTTAATATTATCCATTTTACTACTAGCATCTGCAATCAATCCAGAACTCGCAGTAAGTGTTCCATGTACATGATCTATCAAATCTGCAAAATACTTACCACCTACAATTAGGTTTCCATTTCCTGCTGAGTTTCCTATATATAATCTATCACCACCATTAGCTTGTCCGCCTGCATCACCATAAGTGACTGCAAGTTCTCCTGCAGCAAGTGTGCCGGGAGCAGTTTCAGCAGTTGCAGCTCCTCTTTTAATTTGAATTTGTGTTGCCATATTTTACCTTTAAAATGTTCCTCCGTCTAATCGTAGGGCAGTACGATCTGTACCGAATACATTGTTATCTTCCCATTTACTATTTGAAGTGTTATACATTACAATAGATGCATCACTAGGACTTATTGAAATATTAGTATCTGACATAGAACCAATAGAACCACCTTCTGCACCAGCGGCCGCCATCTTTTCCCAATATGTAGTATTTGTGGGTATATTATCTAAAGTTCCTTGTATTGCTACATAAGAAGAACCATTATAATATGCTACATCATTTGTACCATAAGTGTATGTTGCACTATATGCACCTTTCCACCTGAATGTTCCTTGAGCCCCAGTTTGACCCATAGGAAGTCCAAAGTTAAGAACGGCTGCGGTATCTGTTCCAGCATTAAAAACAGTTGCATTAGATGATTCTGGTAATGTAGTTATAGTTCCTATTCCAATAGTTGCATTGTCACCAGC